ACTTGAGCAATTGAACCAGATTATGGTTAAGCAATTGAAAAATCGTTATGGTGATCCAAATTTATATAAACGATTTGTTGTTGGTGTTGATAGGTCCAAGATGCGGTTATATGATGCAGAACCATCTGCTCAGGCTGGTATCATAGACACTGGTGTGCCTGATGATGATAAACCACTGAACACCTTTGGCAATAGAGAGCGAAGATTTAATTCTAAATTTGAGGGTGTTAAAACATAATGAGGTACAAAGCCCTCTATAAGAAAATGCATTCGTTTTCTCCAAAAATTGTTGGTGAAAAAACTGTGAGACAAATAATGTATTGGGCTCGTAGAATGATGAGTGAACATAACGTACAAGTTAATAAAATTATTGATAGTAGTAATATTGCATTAAGTGGATATACTATTGGAGGTTTCTTTAACCCCATAAAACAATTTGGTGAAAGTGACATTGAATTGTATATTGTGTTTAATGAAAATGATAAAGACAAAATGTTTATTATTAATCCATTAGCAGCACAATTTATCATTGACGAAATGTTTAAGACATATGTACATGAGAAACGACACCGATATCAATTCAGGAAAAAAGGTAAGGCTAATGTTAGACGCTACAAATCTTCAGTTGCGGATTTGGATTTGAAATATGATATGGAATATTATGGTGATGCTGATGAAATTGATGCCTATGCTCAAGAGGCAGTAATTGAAATGCGCCTCATTGGATATTCTGCCTCTATGGAAAAGTACCAAGAATTGTTTGCAAAAAATGATCCGGTAGTGTATAATAGGTTCTTAAAGAAGTGCTACAAATTTGAAGATAAAATATCCTTATGAGTTTAAATAGAGAACAAGCACTATATGTTGCCCAAGTATTTGAAAATTATTTTGGCAACTTTAATCGCATTGATGAGTATATGCGTGAGCAGAAAATGAATTCTTTGGCTGAAAGGCCATTCTCATTGCCAGGATGTGGACCAGAAGATGAATTGTTTTCTGACTTCACAATGGCACCTGAAGATATGGAATTTGAAATAGTTAAGTTGCCTTCTGACCGTTGGCAACTATACCTAGATATCATTTCTTCCCATAATAATCTATCAAGTCCCGGCAGAAACATCAAGTTGGCTGTGCTTGAGAAAAAGACTAATAAGTGGGTCGGGTTCATACGGATAGGGTCTCCAACGATTATGATGAAGCCTCGTAATGAGTTACTAGGCTGTGTGATTACAAACGAAACGGCAACGACCAAATCGTTTAATAACGCATCTGCCATGGGTTTTGTTATTGTACCTGCACAACCATTTGGGTATAATTACCTTGGTGGTAAACTGTTGGCGGCAATCTGTTGTTCACATGAAGTCCGTGAAATGATTAATGCTAAGTATGGCATGAATATGTGCTTGTTTGAAACAACCAGTTTGTATGGCACATCAAAGGCTATTTCACAGTATGATGGTATGAAACCATACCTAAGATTTAAAGGTGTGACCGAATCTGATTTCTTACCAATGATGCACGGTAAACCATATGATGATTTGAAAGACTATGTTGAGAAAATCAATGGCGGTTCATTTGTTCCTGAAGATGCATCAAGTCGTAAGTTAAAGATATCAAGTACAATTGTTGCAATGACCAAAGCCGCCTTGAAACCACATAAAGAAGATTATGATAGGTTCATGGCAACCATTACAAAGGCCAAGGCCTTGACTGAACAGAAACGATATTATGTGTCTGATTATGGTATTGCTAATTTCAAAGATATTGTTCTTGGAAAGACAGATAAGATTGTTAAGAATGATAACTATGATAAACACTATTTGGCTAACATTACAGACTGGTGGAAGAACAAAGCAAGCAACAGATTTATATCACTCAAGAATGAAAACCGAGTGAGAACAGAAATAGAGGTTTGGACTAGTGGTAAAGAGATTGACATAATTCGGTAGTTGTGATAGTATAAATACTCCAATAAACAACGGAGTATTAAATGGCAGAAGGAATATCAGGAGCCGGCGCAGAAATAACAGCATTAGCTGAAAGCCTTCAAGCATATGCTTGTGCAACAAGGCAATTTATTGGCAAAGACCTTACTGACATATCTCAAGTAACTTCTAAAACTATTAAAGATGCCGAATGTGACAGAACATTAGAAAAATGTTTAAATGGATTAGATGCAAATTGGATTATAAGTATTATTAAAACCGCAAATCAAATATTTGTAGATATTCCTGAAGCAAAAGTGGGAAATAGATATAAATTTTATAGAGGCGGAAAATTTGTAGATTCCATATATAATGAGTGGCGTAGAATGAAGGTTGGTAGTGGACTTACAGGAGATGACAAATGGAATCCTGCTGATATTTGGATGGCTAAAAAAAGTTTTAAATTGGAAACTAAATGGCCAACATTGAGAGATTACAATCGTTATATTTTTGATAATTTTGCTAATAAAGAATTAATTGGAATTTCTCTAAAAAAATTAGATCCTAAAGGTTCAGCTAATTCCAAAATATATAATGCTGGTAAACCTTTAACAGCAGAATTTACAGGAACTAAACTTGGCCAAAATATGTTAGATTCAAAAGATATATACATACAATTTGATTCTGAAGGCAAAAAAGGTGAAATTCAATTAAGAAACTTTTCAAGCAGAGCAGTTCCTTCTTCATGGCAAGGAGAAATTAAAGGCAAAACTTCAGCTGGAGGAAAAATAGGCGGCGGAGTTATATTCCAAGGCGCTGTCAATAGCGGAGTTCAAAGGTCAAAATTAACATTCCCAAATCAAGTTCCAATTGAAAAACCCTCTGAGGCTGATTTTAAAAAATTTGCAACAATGTTTAAGCAATTATCTGGTAATAAAGAAACAATCCCTAAGTTAATAACTGAAGCTAAATTAGGACACAAAAAAGATAAAACTTGGTGGATGTCTAAGTATATTGGTATTGATCTCATTTATACAATGATTAAAGAAAACAAAATTGATGCATTATGTTCATATATGTTTCAATATGCTTCTTCCGCCACAGAAAATAGTAGTATTTTCATAAAGTATAGTTAACATGAAATTTTCAGAATTCCTTACAGAGTCAAAAGAAGGTGCTAATTTACACCTTGAACATCTAGAAGATGAGGTGTTGAATAATGGAACTAATGGTGCTCGTAATGCCATTAACTTCTTGCAATCATTGAGAGATATGCTTGCTGGTAATTCAACATCCAAAGTTAGCGTAACCACAAAATGGGATGGTGCACCTGCTGTATTTGCAGGTACCAATCCAGAAAACGGTAAATTCTTTGTTGGTACTAAAGGTGTTTTCAATGTCAATGCGAAATTAAATTACACAGATGCTGATATTGATGCCAATCATGCAAGTGAAGGCCTTAATGCTAAACTCAAAGTTGCACTAAGATATCTTCCAAAGTTAGGTATCAAAGGTATTTTGCAAGGTGATATGATGTTCTCCAAAGGAGATATCAAAACACAGGTAATTGATGGTGAAAAGTATATCACCTTTCAACCAAACACCATCGTGTATGCTGTGCCTGCTGATGCTAAGTTAGCACAAACAATGTTGGCTGCACAGCTAGGTATTGTGTTTCATACATCATACACCGGTAAGTCAATGTCAGATTTGAAGGCCTCATTCAATATTGATATTAAGAATATGACAACAACCAAAGATGTTTGGTTCCGTGATGCATACTTCTTTGATGCCTCTGGTGTGGCTACATTCACCGAACAGGAAACAAAACAGATTACTGGCATACTATCTAATGCAGGCAGAACTTTACAATCTATCAATTCATTGAACCTGAATCGTATTGCTGCTAATGATGTTATATTGACATACATTAAGACATTCAATAACACTAAAGTCCGTGAAGGTCAAGCCATCAAGAATACTACAGCTCATACGGCTGAATTGGTGCGCTGGGTTGAAGCTAAGTTGAACAAAGATATTTCTGATGCCAAGAAAGAAGAAACTAAAAAGAAGCGTGTCAAAGAAAAAACTGAGATTATGCGTTTCTTCCGTTCTGCGGCTGCTGATTTAAGAAGCATATTTGATTTGATGAATCTTATTGTAGATGCTAAGAATATGATTGTCAAGACACTACAACAGATTAAACAAATCACTGGAACATTTCTTAAAACGGATGATGGCTTCAAGGTCACAAATCCTGAAGGTTTTGTGGCAGTTGATAAACTAAAAGGCAATGCAGTTAAGTTGATTGATAGGTTAGAGTTTGCTCATGCCAATTTCACCGCTGCAAAAAATTGGAGTAAGTAATGGCAGATATAAAATATGATATAAATGCAATTATGAAAGAATATGGAGATTCTGATTTTGGTTTCACAGCTATTGATGAAGAAGAATATAATGCTGTAATTGCAGAAAAAGAAGATACAGTTGAAGAATATAAAGAAAGATTGCAACAAGTGGAAAAGTTGATTCTTCCATTCCTCTCTAAGTTATTACAAACATCAGATCAACCAATTATTAAATGGCCTAATCGTAAAGCCACATTAGAAACACAGATACAAAAGATTCTAAACCTCACAAGAGGATGAAATGCAAAACAAAAGAGATAATATAAAGCCTGATATTTTACCTAAATCTGGAGCAGGTCAAGAAGGCACGGATGAATTGGCAAATACATATAAGAACAATACGCCGGGTCAACAAACTAAAAAAATTGCCTCGTTTAAGGATTACCTGAAGCATAAGTAGTATATAATTATTGGAGTTTATTATGCAGGATTTGATTATAGGATGCTGTACCAATTACGATTGGGACAAGTTAAAGTATTGGGTTAATTCTATTAACCGTTGTGGATACGAAGGCCACAAAGCAATGGTCGCCTTCAACATCAGTTTTGATACTATTGAAAAACTGATTCAATCTGGCTTTGAAGTTATCTTGCCAGGAAAAAAAGATGAAGAAAACAGACGATACACCTATCAGTCTAGTTTACCGGTTCATGTTGAACGATTCATCCACATTTACAATCATCTAAGAAAGAATGAATATCGGTATGTAATTACAACCGATGTGAAGGATGTTGTCTTTCAAAAGAACCCAATTACATTCCTTGAAGAAAGGTTAGGTGATAAAAACCTAATGTTTGCAAGTGAAAGTATGTACTATAAAGATGAGCCTTGGGGTAATCAAAATCTAATTGAAACATTTGGTCCATTCTTCCATGATATTTTCAAAGAGAATGTAATCTTCAATGTTGGTGTTCTTGCTGGTAGATCCACTTGCATGAGAGATTTGGCAGCAAACATTTTTGTTATGTCAATCAATCGGCCGATTCCTATTGTTGACCAATCAACATTCAACTTTATGGTTTCACAACACCCATACATCACAACATCAGCTTATATGACCTCTGAATCTGGATGGGCAGCACAACTTGGTACAACGGTAGACCCAAGTAAAAAAGAACAATTCGGTCCATTCCTTCTAGAACCTTCACCTATTATGATTAACGGCAAAGTTGCAACTTCTAAAGGAAATGTCTTTACAATTGCACACCAATATGATAGGATTCCAGAATGGAAAGAGCGTATAGAGGAAACATATGAAGATAGGGTTTAATTGTAGTTCCTTTGATTTGTTACATGCTGGACATATAACAATGATGAAGATGGAAAAACAATTATGTGACTACTTGCTGGTGGCACTTCAAGTTGATCCAACCATTGACCGACCCGGTATTAAAAATAAACCAATTCAAAGTGTTTATGAAAGGTATGTACAATTACAAGCTTGTAAATATGTTGATGAGATATTGGTGTATGAAACTGAATATGATTTGTTGCAGCTTATTAAAACACAAACACTGCATATTAGGTTTTTAAGTGAAGAATATATGAATCGTGATTTTACGGGTAAACAATATTGTATTGATAATGGCATTGAATTACATTATCATAAAAGACAACATAATTATTCGTCAAGTGAGTTGAGGTCAAGAACAGCTAAGTTGGAAAATATGAAAAATCAAGAATTTACTTCAACATTACCACAACATTCTTCAGAATTGGCGTATAAAATGAGTGAAAAATAATGCGTATAGCACTCTGCTTATCAGGACAAGCTCGAGCCTTTAACCAAGGCTATGAGTTTGTCCATAAAAATCTATTGAAAGATAATGATGTTACGGTGTTCATCCACACATGGGAATCTTTGGAAGCTCATGAATCCATAATGAAATATCAAGCTAGAACATGGCAAATAGACCCAGCATTGACAAATGATTTATCAAAATACACAAATGTTCCACCACCACAACCAAACTGGAAGGTAAAAGATCCAGCTCGTTCAACATGGAATCAATTATATGGAGTTATGATATGTAACTCACTCAAATCAGAATTTGAACTTCTATATGATATGAAATTTGATTGGGTTATTCGTTCTAGATTTGATTTTGCTTTGAACACCACTATTGATTTCAAACATCTAGACAATACTAAACTATACATTCCTAATTGCCGTATAACACCCGCAAGAGATTTTGGCAATGACCAGTTTGCATTTTCATCGTCAGAAAACATGGACAAGTATGCTGATACATACAATCACTTAGATAAATTCTATGATAGTGGTATACAAATGATGTGTGAGGATATGATGAGTGCTAATTGGAAACAACACAATTTGATTGGTGAGAATTTGGTGTATTGTAATATCAATCATCCATTTCCGCCGGGTCAATATAATGGAACATGGCACAGCCTGATCCGAGAGGACTTTGAAAAATGGCTTCGTTAGTATTATGCATGGCTGGTTTAAACACCAGATTCCATGATGTTGGTTTTGATATACCAAAGTATTTACTGCCATGGAACGAAGAAACAATCATCCATGAAATCATTAAACAACTTGGTACTTTTGAAGAAACTATTCTTTTGGCGAATAAAAGAGATTCTTATTTTAAGACCAAATTAGTGGATACAATTAAATCACTAGGTTTAACAGAGAATAATATTCAATACATTGGTGATACTGATGGTCAGGCACACACAGCATACATTGGTGCTTCACTACTAAAAGATCAAACCAAACCATTCTTTGTACATAATGCTGATACTCTTTTGTTAGGCCGCAATTTTAAACAAATAGAATCTTTGATTGCTGATGCATATATTGATGTGTTTATTGCTAACAATCCAAAATATTCTTATGTTCGTTCCAAAGACGGCATTGTAACTGATATCGTTGAAAAATCTCCTATTTCTCCGTTTGCAAGTTCCGGATTATATGGTTTTGCAAATGCTGAGTCATACAAAACAATGTACCATAGCTTATCTAATGTATTTGTAGGTAAAGAGATGTACATTGCAAATCTATTGACTCACATGATTGAGAAGGGTTGTTCTATTGGTCTAAATGAATTGAATAATAATTATCAAACAATAGTTCTTGGCACACCACAAGAATATGGCCTAGAGTTAGCTAAACTGAGTTTAAACACAAAATGAAATGCACAAAATTGAAAGGTGGTTCTTTAAGCTCAACTAGTTTATATGAAGATGATAACACGGAGTTTATAAGAAAAGAGATTCAAACTAAAGTCAATCGTGAATATGGTTTTGTTCGGTGGTATTCTCA